GTTTGTTAGGAAAAGAGTAAACCCACACAATTCATAACTAGCAGTGGGATTACTAAATGTAAATGTATGGGTATTTGTATCAACAGTAGCTACAACATTATTACCAGCATTTAAATCAATATCTTGAGTACCACCTCCTGTAGCACCGATAGCATTAGTAACTTCACCGTAATCTTTAAGATTAATAGCAGAAACTGTTTGATCAGCACCAGTAATAGCAGCGGCTAAAGTTAACGCTGGAACGGCATTAACATTCTCAACTGCAAATGTACCTAAACCAATTGATGTTCTTAGCGTAGAACCTGATTCCGGCACTGGATCGGTTGTACCATCACCAACAATCATTTCGCCATTTGCTAAAACTGCCATTGCAGTTACAGCACCAGTACCAGAACCTAACAATACACCACCATCCGTTAATGAAGAAGCTCCTGTACCACCATCAGCTACAGGAACATCAGTTCCTCCAGCACGATAGACAGCATTTCCTTCAATGGTAACGTCTCCACTGCCAGAACGAGCAATAGTTGTATCACTAGCATGACCAAGTTCGATAGCACCTGTAAGAGTTAAGTTACCACTTGTATCTAGTGTTTGTTTTGTAACAAAAGAACCTGAAGTGAAACTTTGCCATGTTATTATTCCACCATCAGCAAAATTTAATTTCCATGTATCTGCATTATCATCTGCTTGATCAGCACTAAATGTTAATCCTAAAGCTGCTGCTTCTATATTTGCTTTAAATTCTAAAGTATCATTTCCATTTTCATCATAGCCTACTATAATATTTTGATCTGAACCAAATTGAATATATTTATCATCTGCAACATACACATCTCCCCATTCTGCACTAGTAGTTCCTATATCCCTAGTGCCGCTTCCATCAGGAACAAGATTTGAATCTATACTAGTAAGGTCTGTTGATCCAATATAAGTTTTAAGTCTAGAAGCTGCTGTTTTTCTATTGGTTCCTCCTGCTCCATTATCAATGATTAGTAAATCGGCATCTACAATTGCTTCACCAATATCTGTACCACCATCAATATCTAAAGCAGCAAGGCCTACTTTATTTGCTGTAGAAATTGTAGCTAGTTTAGTATCTACAATAGCAGCACTTGCATTTACATCAGCATTTACAATTACACCACTTGCTATACCAAATACACCTGCATTTGTTAAAGTTACATCGCCACTTGGAACTACAGGATTAAAATTAGTACCATCAGCAACCAAAACAGCAGTATCAGTATTTGTACCCATTGTAAGGTCGTCACCCGAAATAGTTAAATCACCAGCAAGAGTAGCATTAGCACCACTAAAAGTAAGAGCAGTTGTAGTACCAGATTTAATTATCAGATTACCTGAAGTATTAGTAGCACTGCCAAAAGTAGTACCATCATCTTTAAAGAAAATATCACCGCCACCAGCATCTAAAACTATATCTACTGCAGCATCAACTGTAACACCTCCAGCAGAAGCTAGGTTAATTGCATCAGCATTAGTTCCATCAGAAACTAAATCTAAATCACCATCAGCATTAGAATAAATATAAGTTCCAGTATCTTGGAACATTAATTTTTCTGTACTATTAATTAAGATATCGTCTGAAAATTTAAAATAATCTTCATCTTCCATCCAAGTTAAAACACCATCATTTGATTCGCCATCGAAAGTAACTGCAATATCTGTTCCAGCCGTGCCATCCCCAATAGTAATAGCAGTGCCTAAAAGCTTGGTTACATCACCACCTTCAGCACTAGTACCATCGTGGGTATGTCCTGTATCTGCTGCAAATGCCGTTACAAGTTGATCAAATTCAGCGTTAAAATGTGCTGCTTCAATAGTAGCACCATCTACAATAGTAGATGAACTTTGTCTAGTATAAGTAGCTCCCATTATCTTCTTCCTCCTGGTACTACATCTAATTCAAATCCTCTTATTATAAAGGGATTATTTGTAGAATTATCTTGTGCTATTTTTATTGCTATTGCAAAGCCAGAACCTACCATCAATTGACGTAAAATAGGCGTTCCAAATCCCCCATAAAAACCAGTTCCATAAACAACATCTCCATATAAAGGTAATCCAGCTTCACTTACAGATACTGCTGCTGGTTGAATTATACCAACATCTTCATAATCAAATCTTGCTGAAAGTTCAAAAGTCATAGTTCCTTCTGCTTCGTAATTTATATTTATTCTTTTTAAAAGTTTTCTAATCCCTGGATCACCTAAAGTTAAATCAGGTGAAGTATACGTTGCGGGAATATTACCCCCATTAAAGTTATTTCCAGATTCTTGCTTATATACAAAGCCATCATCATATCCACCATGTAATATATATTCAATATCACCAATAAAATCGCTAGTACAGACGTAAGGTTTTATACCTCTTATATCAGCCCATTCCCAATTTAAATCTGCTGCAGATTGTCTTTTTAAAACTCCAATTAAACCAGCAGAAGCTATTTCTGATGTTCCTGAAGAGCTAGGAAAAAATAATCTATATTGAGTCTTTTCTCTTATTACTAAAGATGATATATCTGCACTGGTAGCTGCTGTTAAAGTACTTTGCACAGCTTTAGATATAGTTGCAAGTTCTACATCACCAATTTTTTCAGTAGCAGCTACAGTACGAATACCATCAGGTGCTAAAAATACAATATCACCAGCTATTTCTTGAATTGAAAATCTATTTATACATCCTATATTTCTAGAAATTGGTGCAAGCTGAAAGTCTGCAATAGATGTACCAGCTAGTCTAAATATAGAATTTTCACAGAAGATATATAACTGATCTCTAAAAGCTTTTAAACCTACTACTTTATCGCCTACGTCTATAGTACCCGCACCATTCGCAGGAGTAAAATCATTTTCCGAATAAGGAGCACAAAAATCTATCTGGCTGGTATTACCTGAATTAGCACCTGTAAAAAATAGATGGTTTCTAAATTCTTCTACAGTATGCGGATCGGACGGTGCTCCAGTACTGCTTAATAGTGTATAAGTACTGCCGTCGTAAATAAAAGCTTGATTATCTCCATCTGCACCTGCTATTTTTTCTGTATTAGCCCATCTATATTTAGTAAAATCATATCTTTCAGCGTCTGTTCTATTTGTTACTATACTTGTCCAGCCTGAACCTGTACTTTTTTCTAAATGTGCTCCTCTAGCTGCAATAACAGAAGAGCCTAATATTTGTACACCAAGAACAGATCCAGAACCTGAAAGTTCATTATCATCATATTTAGAAAAGCCATTTATTCTACGATATCCACCAGTTACAGCAGGCTCAAAGTTTTCTAATTTTTTACAAGAACCAGGGGGCATAGCTAAAACACTTGTATCTTTGATTAAGCCGCCTTCACAAGCTACTGGAAAAGGTTGTTGTAAAGAAGTTTGTGGCATTTATACAGCCCTTATATAATTGTTAGTATTTATATTCTCTGTTCGTAATCTTTTAATACCATCTTCATATTCTTGTAAACATAAACTAGCAGCCTGATAATCCGATCTTAAAGTATGTGCGTAATATCTAACTCTAGAAGTTATTACATCGTGATATCTAGCAGGTAGATCTGGAGTACTTGTATCTGCAGATAATTCTGTAGGTTCATCCCAAAAATCAAATTTTAAATTATATCCACCAGTCTTAGGCACTGGAGAAATTACTAATTCATTATTTAAATTTTTAGTTACAACAGATGGTGTATCGTATCTATTAGGATCACGTTTACTATCATAAGCAATATGATTAGAATTATATTCTTCCCAAGTTAAAAACTTTAACTTTTTAGCTTCTTGATCTAGAGCTAAAGTTACAAAATCTACATGTACATTTGCACTAGCTTCATTGGAAAGAGTTAAAAAGGAAGTTTGTGTAGAAGGAGTAAAAGTAGTTGTGTAAGTTTTACCCCACCCTAAATTAGTAGTAGTAAATGATGTCGAAAGATCAGAATCTTTATCTGAAGAAGATCCTGCAAATACTCTTAGAGTAGTTGTAGTAGCACTTGTATCGCCCGATACAAACCTAACATTTACTCGATACGTTTCTCCCTCTACTACATCTGTCTTACCATCTGTATCGTACAGTTGAGCATCGATAGTACCATCGTTTAAAACTACAGAACCGTTATGTTCATTGCTAAAAGCAGGAGTGCCAGAAGTACTTGTACCTGCTGGATTACTAGAACGTGAAGTCCAATAACTACTATAATCTGTAGTGACTGCAAATTCTCCACCTTCTAAGACATTTCTAGGTTCTAAAATCATATTATCATATTCTACATGTCTAGAATTTACAACAGTTCCTACTGTCCTTGTAGCACCGGAAAGAATTCCTGTGATAGTCTCTGCTGAAAAAGTACCAGATATAGGTTCTACGACTATAAAACTAGTTTCAGAAACTTGTACAACCCCTACAGCAGAAGAAGTTCCTCCTGTTATACGTTCGTGTTTTCTAAAAGTTCCAGAACCTCCGCTTATAGTAAGTTTAATCGGATGTTTATAAGTTTCTTTACCTTGTATAAGAGCGTATTCAGCAGAAGTGTAATTCCAAGGCCACTCTAATTGATGTAGATCTATATCACGAATAGCTTTGTTTATTGTATCTGCAATAAATACATGAAAAGAAGCTGTCTGACTACTGGCACCACTTGTAATAGTAGGTTCGTTTAACTCTCTCATTACATTATTAAATAAAGTCAGGTAATTCATTATTATTCCTTACAGAATAGGTGTAAATAATTCTTCGATAAATACAGATATGTTAAAAGCGTCAGCAGTAGCAGCTTGAGCTTTTAAAACATCTGTTGCATCTAAATATATATTTAAATTATCAAGTCTTAGATAATCATCAGTAGGTATTTGTTTATCGTGTATCAGGCTGTAAGTTGCACTAGCAGATGTATCTGTCCACTGTAAGTTCAAATTTCTAGCACTACCATCGTAGTTTGCTATGAATATTTCACGAACTATAGCTACAGTTTTAGCAGGTACTGTATAAATAGTGGTTAGAGTTGTTGCAGTTAAATTAACCGCTGCATTTACTAACCTTACAGGTCTTTGTAAATCACTAGTCATTAGTCTCGACTTCTTCTTCTTCTTCCTCCGGTTCATCCCCCAAGATTTTTACGCCATAACCAGCATCCCTTAGAAAAATACGAATTTCAGATATCGGCCTGGACCAAGCCATGTGTGTGACTACATTTCCCCAGCCATAAGCAGATACCATACTAGGAACACCAATTAATTCATATTCTCTACGGGGGCTGTATACATACAAAGCACCACCTGAATTACCAAAAATAATAGGGGCGCTTGCTAAATACAGATCATTACCATGTATATCTTTTCCATAACCAGATAGCAACCCCATAGTCGGAAAAGGGGGCTTACCTAACCCTGCGCCAACAGCATATACTGTTTGAAAAATCCAAGGACCGTCATCTTTATCTTCTGGATATATTCTAGCTACATGAGGCATCTTACGTTCTGTATCTTCTACCTGTAGTAAAGCTAAATCCCTACTTTTATCATAGGCTACAATGTTAGCAAGCCTACCGATAGT